AGCAGTCGTTAATTTAACGTACTCCATCTGTTTATGGCAACAATTTCGTGCAAAAAAATATTTCGTTTTTTGTTGCAAAATGATTGATTGATGCGAGTAATTAGCCTATCATTCTTCATAAGGGATGCGTTCTGCATCTCTGTCGATAACGGAGATCGATGATATGAAACCAAGATTTGCGGCACCCACAGAGCGCGACCTGCGCTTTGTCAGAAACTCAGGATTTCGCCCCGAGGATTTCGGGCAGGAAGTCAAAATAATCAATTCAGCAGTCGATGGTGCGGTCATTGTGGCCATTCTGCTCGGCCTTCTGTACGCGCTGTCGGTGCTGGCATGACGACCTGTACACACACCGTCGACTGCGGCCCGCTCGGCGAGGTCGAATTGACCATCAGCTACAAGTACTACCCGCCATGCAAAGGGTTCGGCAGCGTCCCGGATCATGCAGCCAGCGCGGGGATTTACTGGATCAAGATCGGCGGCGCAGATGGCGTTGAGGTCAATGTCGCTGACGACTACATCACCGGCGAAATCATCCCATGCTGCGTCGATGACTGGAATTCAGGCAAGGAATCCGCCGCTGAATCCTACGCCGACGCAGTGCGCCAGGAAATGCACCAGCACCTGGCACTGAAAGAAGCGGCATGAACTGGGAAATCTATTTGAAGGAAAAAGCACACGCCAAGACCGGCCGTAAAAAAGTGGCCTATGTCAGCAACGTTGAGACAGTCGAGCGGGCTATCGAAATCGCCCTGAAACGGGCAGAAAACCAAGCATTTGTGCTTGATGGCACACCAAGGAGAGCAGCATGAGTAATGCACTAACCACAACCAAGCAAAGCGACCAAGAATTGATCGCTGTGCTGCAATCAAGCCTTTACCCTGGCGCAGCCATTGGCTCTGTCCAAATGGTGCTGAACTACTGCGCCGCCGCTGGACTTGATCCAATGCAAAAGCCGGTGCATATCGTGCCGATTTGGGACGCCAAGGCCGGAGCGATGCGTGATGTCGTTATGCCAGGTATTGGCCTGTACCGCACACAAGCCGCACGTAGTGGCAACTATGCCGGCGTGTCAGATGCCGAGTACGGCCCGGACGTTACCGAGAAACTAGGCGGGGTGGAAATCACCTACCCGGCCTGGTGCAAGGTTTCGGTTAAGCGCTTGCTGCCAAACGGTCAGGTTGCCGAGTTTTCCGCAACTGAGCGCTGGAAAGAAAACTATGCAGTCAAGGGCGGGAAGGAAAAGAGCATTGCCCCGAATGCAATGTGGACGAAGCGCCCATACGGGCAAGTTGCAAAGTGCGCCGAAGCTCAAGCGCTGCGGAAGGCTTTCCCTGAATTCGGGTCTGCCGCCACCGCCGACGAAATGGAAGGAAAGGAAATCAACATGGGAGCCGCCGAAGTCGTTACCCAAGCCGCCGAACGCAAGCCGGAAGAACTGCCGGCCTACCCAGAAGCAGACTTTGCCAAGAATCTCGACCTGTGGCGTAGCGCAATCGCGGCCGGCAAAGCCAAGCCTGAGCAGCTTGTTTCCCGCTCATCGACCAAATACACGCTGACGGATGAGCAGATTGCAGCGATTTACGACCTCGCCAAGCCTGCGCATGTTGATAACGACGGCGTGATTGACGCCGAATTTACGAAAGCCTACGCACAAGGAGAAGCAGCATGATCGAGATTCAAGCAGTCCAAGGAAGTGAAGCCTGGCACGCCGCCCGCGCCAAGTGTTTCAACGCCAGCGAAGCACCGGCCATGATGGGCGTCAGCAAGTACATGACGCGAACCGAACTGCTGCGCCAGAAGGCGACCGGAATTGTTCCGGAAGTCGACGCCGCCACACAAGCCCGTTTTGATATGGGGCATGAAGTCGAAGCCAAGGCCCGCCCGCTGGTCGAGGCAATCATCGCCGAGGAACTTTACCCAATCGTTGCCACGGATGATTCCGGCAAGTATCTGGCAAGCTCTGACGGCGCCACGATGCTCTGCAATATTGGTTTTGAGCATAAGCTTTGGAACACCAGTCTTGCAAAATTGGTTTCTGCCGGTGAAGTGCCTGAATCGCACTGCGGCCAGCTTGACCATCAATTCTTAGTCTTTGGCTTCGACAAGATAATTTTCGTTGTCTCAGACGGCACCGCCGAAAATATGGTGCATTGCTGGTACTACCCGCAGCCTGAACGCATTGCCGCACTCAAGGCCGGATGGGATCAGTTTGAAAAAGACCTTGCCGCCTACGTGCCGGAAGCCAAAGAAGCCAAGCCAATCCTGCACGCCAGCCCAATCGACAACCTGCCGGCGCTGTTCATCGAAGTAACCGGCCGCGTCACCGCCAGCAACCTCGTTGAATTCAAGGCCGCTGCAACGGCGGTTATTTCCAGCATCAAGACAGAACTCGTCACCGATCAGGATTTTGTCGACGCGACAGCTGCAGTCAAGTATCTGAAGGATGTCGAGGACAGCGCCAAGCGCGCCAAGCAGAACGCCCTTGACCAGACGGCCAGCATTGCCGAACTGCATCGCGCCCTGGATGAAGTGGCAGCAATGGCGGCTACGGTGCGCAAGGCGCTGGACAAGAAGGTTGTCGAAGAGAAGGACCGCCGCAAGGTTGAAATCGTGATGACTGCTGTTCAGGATCTGGTCAATCACATCATGAAGATGAACGAACGCATCGGCGCCGCCTATATGCCGCGTATCGAGGGCGGGTTTGCCGAGTCCATCAAGGGCTTGAAATCGCTCGACAGCATGCGCGACAAGGTATCGGTCGCCCTGGCCAATGCCAAGATTGAAGCCAACGCCACGGCCGACCGCATCGACGCGAACCTAAAGAGCCTCGAAGCCGATGGCCAGAACTGGCGCTTTCTGTTCCCAGACCTTAGTGCAGTCTGCACAAAGGCGTCCGACGATTTCGCCGCTCTGCTTGCTGCACGCAAAGCAAGCCATGCAGCGGCCGAGCAAGCCGAACGTAACCGCCTCGCCGCCGAGGAAATCCGCAAGGTTGATGTGCAGCGCAAAGCCGCAGCGATGGAAGAAGCGGTGAAGCTGGCCGATGTTGCGATTGCTTCGTCGGTTGCGGATGTCTCCGACATCAATGTCGCCGAGATGGCCGGGAAGGCCGCTAGCGCTGCGGTTGTCCGTAACGAAGACCGCAGCGGCCCGCGCATCACCTCACTGCGCATTCAGATTTCGGACGAGCTTGGAAAGATGAATGTCTTTGAGCTTGGCAATGTGTTGGCCTACTGCCAAGCGCTGCCGTTGAAAAACAAGCTGGCTGCTTAATCATGAACGAGACAGAAATGCTGAGGCTCGCAAAGAAAGCCATCGAAAAACGATGGGACTTTGAGCAGCTTAAATACGGCGATGACCTGTATGGAAAAGAATGTTTTGCCGACGATGTTTGGGAGTTTGTCGAAGAGTGCGGGCGGATTGGAACCGTCGCATTTAACGTGAAATACCCATAGCCGCGTAAAGATCAATGGGGTGAATGGCGAGGCTGATCGTCCCTGCATAGTAACCGGCCCTTTCTCCGGTGAATTGTTTTCCAGAAGCCTGAGATCAGCACAGGCCACCCCGCCAGTTTTACCCGCAACACTCACATGGAGAAGATCGCATGACCACCAAAATCACCACAGAAAAACCAGCAAAGAAACTCCCGTCAATCAGAAACTGTCGAGAGCTTCGCCGCAAGATGAACCTCAGCCAGTCCGAATTCTGGTCGCGCATCGGCGTCACCCAGTCGGGCGGTAGCCGTTACGAAACCATGCGCAGGGTGCCGAAGACGACGCAGGCTGTGATTGATCTCACCTATGGCCCGCTCAATGCCGCCGTTGAAAGGCTGGCCGCCATGCGTGGCATCACCGTCGCCGAACTTCTTGCCAGCCAATCCAAGTAATCACCCCAACACAACAGGAATAAAACAATGAACAAAGCAGAAATAATCGCCGCCGTCGCTCAATCAACCGGCCAGACACAGAAGGTCGTTGGCGAGGTCATCAAAAGCCTGACTGAAACCATCAAGGACGCGGCCAGTCAAGGTGAACCAGTGCGCCTATCAGGGTTACTCAATATCTCCGTCACGCATCGCCCGGCGCGCATGGTCAATGTGCCATCCACCGGCAAGAAGCAAGAGGCGCCAGCAAAGAACGTCGTCAAGATCAAACCGGCAATGGAGCTTTCTGCCGCAGCGAATGCGTGCAGCATGAACGAAGAAATGAAAGCCCGGCTCATTAAATTGATCGCCGATCAAGCCGGATGCCCACCTGAAATCGTGAAGCCGTATAGCAAACTGGTCGCCGATCTCGGCATGGACAGCTTCGACCTGATCGAAACCTGCATGGCGGTCGAGGAAGAATTTGAGATCGAAATCAGCGACGAAGAGGCCGAGCGTTACGCCACGGTTGGCGACATCATGGGTCTTGTGGTTCTGAAGGGTGGCAAATAATGGCTTCCGTCAATAAGGCAATCATCCTTGGGAATATCGGCAAAGATCCAGAGGTGCGCTATACCGCCAGTGGCGAGGCCATCTGCAATATCACCGTGGCCACCAGCGAAAGCTGGAAAGACAAGGCAACGGGCGAGAAAAAGGAGCTTACCGAATGGCACCGCATTTCCTTCTTCGGCAAGCTGGCTGAAATCTGTGGCCAGTACCTGAAGAAAGGCAGCCAGGTTTATGTCGAAGGCAGTATTCGCACCCGCAAATGGCAAGACAAAGAAGGCGTCGAGCGTTACACGACGGAGATCAAGGGCGATGAAATGAAGATGCTCGGCGCCAAGCCAGCCGGCCAGGGCAACCAGAACAGCGAGAACTATGCCGCCGGCAATGACGGTTACGCCCCAGCGCCGCAACGCAGCGCCCAAGGCGCCC